ATAATTCAGACTTACAACCCTAGTATAGAGGTATCCACTTGGAATACTTGCTCTGAGTAATGTAAATAAATTATCTGTTACCATTTGCCTCCAATTAAAAATATCGATGTCACTTACCATGTGAGGATACTCAAAATTATTTATGAAATCACTTGCTTTCATAAGCATTAATTCCTTCTCAAAAGTATGCATAACGGACGTAGATTGAGCAACTGTTCCAATTTTATATGTATCAAATTCACCCCACCAATAAGTTGGAGCTGTGATTTTGAAACTAATGTATATTTGCCTTAGAAATTTCCTATGAGAAGCCTCCATTTTACATAGCTTACTCGCTAGAGCAGGCATGTTTTCGATAGGTTGCTTCTTATTCATTGACAACCCTAACATTGCAGTGTGATAACCGCATTCTTCAATTTTTTCTACTTTCATTACCATTTTCTACTCCTTTGTTTATTTTTTCTTCTCTGTTTTCTTTTCTTCTTTGCTTTTTTTCGTGGGTCTGCAGGTTGATTATTTGAGCCCTTCCAAATCCCATTATGTTACATACTCATTGCATATTTCACAACGAGTATAGCTTGTGACAAAGCAATCAGAGCAAACTCTCTCGTATTTAGTTTTCATTAAACTGATAGACAGTTCACCACAGTGGGCACATTCATCTTTCATTTTACTCTCCTTTATTTTAATAGGTGTTTTAATTCTTTTATGAGTAATTGTTTCTCCTCTATCTCCGATTCCAATTTAGAGATGTCCTTTTTAGCATATCTGATGAACTCTGGGTCTTTAGGATTAACTGGTTTTATACTTTTATGCCCGTTATACCAAATCTTTGTCATACTTAGTCCAACAAGGTATAGTACATCTTCAGATGAGTTATCAGGAAGGGATACAAACTTTGACTTGAGCTTAGAGTCAGACTTCTGGAGTCTATTTGGTGTAATTTTGTAAATCATAGCTTTTCCCAATCCTTACATGGAGGATTATATCCTATTATGTGTTCATCTCGAAATTCCCAACATTGGGCATGAGTCTCCTCATAATCTTCATCTTCAGAATAATATCTTTTACATGTTGTACAATTCTTTAATTTTTTATTATACTCACAAGTTCTCTCATGAGTGTTCATCCATTCCTTATCCTCATTTTTAAGACCACAATGGTCACATTTATATGATGTTACTTCTTTCATAATTTCCCTTTATTTAATATTTTAATTAGTATCTGGTGGACAACCACAGTCCTTAGTTTCCCCTAGATGACAAGGCTCGCTACAAAATTCACATAAGTAAAAGACCTTGTACCAACACTGAGCATGAAAAGGTTGACTATATATATATCACAGTCGATTATCTCATCTCTAGGTGTGTCACTCAAACTACCTTGACATCGCCAGCAGTTTTGCTTATCTAGTTCATGTTCGTATTTCATTGACTGCCTAAGTTAAATCACATAAGCCCATGTAAGGCTCATCTTTATATAGGATACCGTCATTATCCTTGTCTTCTTGTCTCAATCGTCTTTTATTTTCTGTGAGAGTACTGTAGATGCCTAGGTTTCCTGTAGAGCGTTCCCTTTTGACAGCAGCACACCTCTTGGAGCAACATAAGCCCCAACCTCTTTTTAGGTCTGCTTGTTTAGCCTGGTATTGTTTGTCACAAATATCACAACTTCTTTTCATTTTATTCTCTCCTTAATTAAGTTGTAAGCCCTGCCCCAGTATTCACTGGCTACAGCGTTGTTCATATTCTTTTTCCCGCTCCTGTGAATACGGACTATTTCCTCGACAGATGTTCTCCCTTTATTATAAAGTTCAAACATCTGCATACATTTACTTGGATCTTTTCTATCCTCGAGAACGAAATCGCCCCCAAGGTTATTACATTCTTCAATATAAATAGGTGTTATTTGTATAATACCTACAGCCTTTCCATTTACAGCGTTTGAATCAGTGCCTGTTTCCAACATGGCAATAACCCAAAATAAGTTAATTAAACTCATTTTATTCTCCTATTTTTCTTTCTTGATTTTTTTGCAAGTTTGTTTTTAATACGCCTTTTTGCAATTTTCTCTTTGCCTATTCTTTCTGCCCAATTATCTATGTAATACATATTCTCTCCATTTTTAAGAGATATATACTCTTGTGAGTATTTATCGTTTATGCTTCCTCCATTAAGTATTTTAACATTTCTTTCATTTTATTTCTCCTTTATTTAATTCTAATTGAATTTCTATCTTTCTCATCTCAATTTTTTCATCTGATTTTATTTTATTTTCTGCTACACAGCCACCAATTATAGCCATTATTAATAATGCAATAACAAATTCGCTTGAAAACTCAATTTCAAACTTTTTTAAATTCTCATTTTCCATTTCATTTTCCCTCCATTAAGTATTTTAACTTCTCAATAATTTCTTCATAGGTATTATTAAGATACTCTATTTGCAATGATTGGGTATCATCATTTACAACAATAGAATAGTCACTCACATACTGTATTTTATCTATATTAATAGCATACCTAGTCCCATCTTTTCCTTTTAATTCAAGTAATTTCATCTTGTTCTCCTTAATTATTTCTACGGAAATAAGTTCCATATATTTTAATATGATGGTTTTTAGTTAATTGAAAAAATACATCTTCAATTTTCTTACAACCTTTATCCCAAAAAATTTCTCTTAGTTTTCTTTCTAGGATATATTCCTTACTACTGAAATCAGAATATTTACTCATTTCTATTATTTTTTCCATTTTGTACTCCTTGGATAAGTTTTTTACATCTTTCAAAATATTTTTTATCATATTCTGTTTTTTTAGAATAATATTCTTTTCCCTCAAATGCTTCATTGTACTTCCTCTGAGCCAAGCAGTTCCTTGACTCTTTACCTGTGACTACCCATTTTGAGTAATCGACCTTAGGTCGTCCTCCTTTGTGGTTACCGTGGCTTCTACTTGAACCCGAAGTAAGACCCAGTAAGTATTCCTCAATTGAGCCTCCAGCCTTTAAGTGGTACTTACTTCTTGCATAAAGACACTGATGCGACTCTTTCCCTGTTACTCTATATTGCTCATACATAATGCCTCCTTGGTTTCCTAAGTCTCTTATGTTTGTACTTAGGGTATTCAAGAGTGTCATAATAAATCATTACATCAAGGGGTTTGAGATTGGCTTGTTTCTTTCTCCAAAATACCTTTCTTACATTGAAACTAATTTTTTGAAACCATTCAAATTTGGAAACTACCTCAATATTTTCAACTAAGTTACACTCCTCAACAAAGTGGTCATATCCTGTATCTAAAAAGTCTTTAATAAGCCTTAAATGCTTGGCTATATCCTCAGTCAATTCTGTATTGGTGAAATTAGTATCCCCATCAAAATCATACCATTTGTTTTGGAAACCCGAGAGGAAACTATGCTTGTCAACCTTAAGGGAAATATCCCTGAAATGTTTAACTAACTTACATCCCTTAGGTAAGTCTTTTCTTTTTATCATAATACCTCCAGTATGCTTGTGAAATAAAGCCCTTTTGTATCTTTTATAATATACCTCATAATTCCTCCAAATTACCCAAAGCAAATTTTAAATAAACATCCTCGCCCGTTTTATGGAATTCAAGTATTTGTTCCATCTCCCTACCATGAGCAAAGCCACTAAGAGGCAACTTTGGAAAGTCATGAACTTTACAATTTATATTCTCTATATGTTTTAGAGCATCTTTTAAATACCATATTGCTTTTTTTACTTCTTGCTCAGGTGCGTCTTTTAATCCACATCTCCAAAGGTATTTAAAAGCGTTCCCTGTACTAAAATCCATATACCTTGTGAACTCTATACACTCGATTGAGTGTTGGTTATAATGTCTTGGATTTATTGCATCTTTATTACTCAGTAAGCAAGGTAATTTCGTTGCATTTCTTTTATGATACTTAGCAAAGGCTTTAAGCCCCTCCGTAGTACCTATATAGATGACTTTACTCCCTTCCATAGCGTATATTTCTGCTAATTCGAGTAAGGCAATTGGATACCTACCTTGTAAAATCTCAATATCCTCATGTATGTACCAACCCAAATCTGTAATTAAATCTAAATCTTTTAATTTTTTACCCATACTACTTCCTCCTTAGATATGTGTTTGCCACTTAAAGTGCTATATACGGGAAAATAATGTTTATCATCCCATGGATACTCATTATAAATATCATTTTCATAACCAGATAAGAAAACTGAACCCTCAGCAGAGAATATTGTGTCTAAGAGACGTATGTGGTCCTCATTAGTAAAATGATGCTTATACATTTTAGCCCCATAATAAGGTGGGTCACAGTAAAAGACACTATTTGGTGCATCAAAATCTGTAAAGCACTTCTCCCAAGGGATATTTTCAATCATTACATTCGCAAAACGCCTTGAAATCTTTTTCCAAGCATTCCTAGGGTTATGAGGTTGCCCAGTGGTTTTTAAATCCCTACCGAAACAGTCTTCCTTACCCCCAAAACTGTTCTGATGCATATAAAACCATGCTACAGCTCGCTCGAGGGGGTTCATTCCGTAGTAATTATGCTCATCAGCCTCTTTAAAGAGTGTCCATAGCTCTCTTGAGGCAGGCAATTCTGCTAGTTTAGCTAGAAAGGCAGGTAAATCATCCTTAATAGCCCTGTAGCAGTCTATTAACCCTGAGTTCCTATCATTAAATACCTCAAATTTTTGGTGAGTTCTGTTAATTGTAACAATTCCAGACCCTCCAAAGACATCAATGAACCTCCCAGTTAAGGGCATGAGGTCATTTAGACTCTTTACAATCTGTCTTTTGTTCCCCACATAGCTAAATGGGGCTTTAATAATGACATTCCTAACTTCATTTATACTGTCGATATGGTCCAGCATAGCTAGAATATCTTTTGCACTTTCTTTCATGATAACTCCAATAATTTTGTAAATTCCTTGATTTCCTTAATTGAGGCATCTGGTGGTAATTCCACAGATGCTTCCCCTCTATAAAACGTAACATTTATAAGCCCGTGAGACACAATTTTATGTGAACGAGACTTCCAAATGTGTACGATTTCATGTTGCTTACATTTTTTAGCTGCTTTAACTAAGTCTTTAAGTACTTTCATAAGCACACCTCGATTGTGCACATTAATTTATGCCCGTTACAATCAATTTCTCCAGCATCAGCCTCTAAATCATGGGTGTCACCACATTGTGGACACTGATAAGTGATAATACTTTCCATTGGGTCACTTAAAATGGTAGCAACTGGGTGTACCTGACACTCTAAATGATTTGTATACTTCTCATATAAGGATTCCTGTAGCTGTTTCAACGCTGGAATACCATAATGTGTTAATCTTTTAATATTTTTAAGATTAAGAGTTTCAAGGGTTGCCCCTCTCCTTAATTCAGCTAGGATTTCCTCTACCTTTTTGGTATATTTCTCCATAATTTTCATAATTCCTCCATAGGATGTAGACTCACTAGAGACTCTTTCCAATCTACAGAGCCTAAATTTATATAATCAATATCTAGTTCCTTAGCCCTCCAAGCATTAAATATCTTTCCCTCAATCTTTGGCTTTTCATTAAAAAGAAAGACAGATAAATCCTCATCCATAGCAATAAAGGGAAATTCCTCAGTTAAGAAAGGGCTTAGGCAGTCATCCAATTCAGCTAAGGTATTTACCCTTATCCTTTTCACTCTATATGTGAAATTTGGGTTGACTAAGCCATTTTCATGTACCCAGTGTCCGTGTACATACACCTCTAATTCATACTTAGATAAGTATTCTTGTTGCTCATCTGTTAATAATCCAAATGCTTTTTCTTCAATAATCATAATTCCTCCTAACTTGCAAAATAAGGTTGACCTTTCTCAAAGCCCTCCGAATTGATACTCATAAAACGATACCAAGCAAAAGCGATTGAAGGTGGACAATTCTCATTTATTAATCTGCCGATATTCCCTCTTGGATTTAAATCAGTACAAGCAATACAAGAATTAAGTGTTTCATCCTTTATATATCCTCTACAGAGTTCTAAAATATCATTCATACACTCCCTAGTAAGTGTTTTCCCTTGCTCCACTGAGCCATCACCATTTGAAAAGCCACAATTATCTGGTCTAGGCTTTAATCTACCCATAATTTCAGCTACTTTGCTAATCAAACCCTCATAATTTTTACAATCCTCGCTTGAGTCAAAGAAATTACCATCCTTTGATTCATACTTTAACACTTCTTTCATAATTTTCTCCTTAATATCTTTTTAATAATTTACCATCTTTAAGTATGTATCTACCATCTCTTGGGCAAGCTACACTGCTAATATTCCCAAGGGTAACAACATTTGCATCACTCCTACCTTTAATAATGCTTGGTGGAAGCTCCTTACTTACCTTAATTCTACTCCAAGTCTCTATTGAGTCGGATAAAAATAAGGTGAATCCATTATAAAAATCCGAGAATGTCATACTTGCACCCTCAACTAAGTGGCATTTCTCATCAATATATAATTCAAGCATCGTTTTATTCCTTTCCTGCATTGCTTGCTTATTACTTGTATCTAAAACAGGGATACCAAACCTACTTACAGGCTTAGGTAAGGATAAATTTAAAATAAAAGCAAGAAAATCAGGTGCATTTTTCTTTAATTCCCCTCTAAAAATATCTATTGGAATCTCCTCACATGTAAAAGGCTTTAATTCAATAGCTACAACACGAGTATCCCCAGTAAAAATAGGGCAAGCGTTGTGGTCATTACTTAATTGAATCCAATGAGTTAGGTTTTTCATAGTATAAGGTGTCTTAAATCTTGCTCGAATAAGAATTTCTTCATTCGTAACCCATTCTTTCATCTTATTAGCAGCTGCTTTATTCCCACCTAAGTCAATTTCCTCAACTAAGCATAATACAGCAGATGCTATCTCATCATTGAATCTATCCTCTAATGCACTTGATGCAATTTGATGCCCATTTACCATAAGTGAGCTAAGTGCATTCGTAAATAATGTTTTACCAGTCCCCTGTTCCTTACTGAAGATAAAAAGGTAAGGTAATGCCCTCTCAGGAAATTGGAACATACTAGCAACCCAATAAATAAGGTAATCAGCACCAGTAAAAATGCCATTATCTCTACACCATTGACTCTCTAAAACATCTCTGTCGAGATTACGCCCAATATGTTTGAAAAGTAATCCCCAAAAAGGTATCTCTTCAAAAGTTAAAGGTGTTCTATTGCTTGGAGTATATGCAAGACGAGCACAATTTTTATTCCATCGTCTACCACCTGGGTACTCTTTTGAGAATGGAATTGAAACTAAATCCCAACAATTCATAACAGAATTCCCTATTATTTTATCCCTATCCTTTGCTTTTAATCCTTTACTATCTAAAATAAATTTAATATGTTGTATAGGTTCATTGACCCACTTGTCCATTTTAACAAACCAGCCTTGATTTTCTCCATTTGCTACCACATGACGAATCACATCATCATATTGTGCATCTGTTTCAGAAACCTCAGTTGAGACTTTGTTAAAAATCTTAATCCACTTCTTTTTTTCTTTGATCCAAGTACCTATTAAATTAAGCAATTCAGCTTCATCAATTATTGACACTTCAAGCCTTCCATCACTCATCTCTTTTAACTCACCTGAACAAGCTGGTGCTTTATTTGGTAAATCAAAAAACACACCTAATTCATGTGCTGCTAATGCCATCTGACTAGCATCATTAAAGAGATACCCTCCTTTGGGTGTCTCTAATCCTCCAAAGAGGCGACTAGCCATTCTTAAAGTCATTGGTACATTATAATTACACTTTGTCCAACCTTCCCCATCTTGCTCCCATAGGGGATGCTCATTAACCCCAGGTGAGAAACGACGAACACTCCATCCTCCAACAGCGAGTGGGAACATAAAGCAATTTATATCTGAACTATGTGAACTGTCAGTCTCGAATGAGCCTTTAAATCCAAGCTCTTCATGAGCTTTTTTCAAATCTACAGTATGGCAAACAAGCATATGACTGTCACTATCCCACCACCAACTCGCCTGAGATTTATCTAAGTAGTGAAAGAGTTTGGTATGCTCACTATCTAGGTCTAGCATACTCATACTAGAGATTAAATTGTCATATTTTTTCCCAGGCCTATTTTTTTTCTTAATATTAGGAATATGTTCTTGCCAATTCTCAAGTGAGGTTAATTCCTCCCCTTGTTTAATAAGAGTAAAGCCATCCCCCTTATCTTTTTCGTGGTAAATCCACATATTACCACCACAAATATCAACTGAGTTAGCGAAATTAAAACCAGAGAGTGCACTCATTTTACTCAATACAGCCCTACTAACAGCGGCATGTTCTTGGTGGTCTTCAGTATCAATAGGTTCTTCAAAATGGACATAAAAATGGTAACCCAAACCTGATGTTGATTTCCTAATACTCACCCAAGGAATCTCTTTAGCTTTTTCTAAAAGGGAATCAAGCTCCTCAGGGGATAATCCTGCCTTATGGTTTGCTATTGAATCAAAATCAAAAGCAACCCAGTGAGTTTGACCAAGAGCGTAATCCCAACCAGTCATCCCAATTGCCATGACCTTTTCTTCAAAATTATAATTTAGTTCTTTTTCATTTGACTCGGGAGAGTCAATGACGAAAGGATACCAAGTTTCAATCCCATCTGAGAATGTTCCTTTGTGCCTTTCTGCTCCGAGTCCTTTAACGAGGATATTACATTTCATATTCCTGTTATAAAGGTGTTTCATTTTACCGTGCTTATCAAGGTAAGCTGCTACAATATCACTTCTCATATTTCTCCATTTGTTAATCCTCAATCGAGGTAGTTAAAATTTATCCTCAGTTAAGGATTTGCTTTATTTCCTCAGTGAGGAAACTCAGTGAGGATTTGCTTTATTTCCTCAGTGAGGAAACTCAGTGAGGATTTGCTTTATTTCCTCAGTGAGGAAATTACCAGCCGTTATTTAAATTGAATTTAAGGGCTATTTTTTCTATATATATATAAGGAATAGAAAAAAGATTTAAACATCAAATTTAAGGGCTGAAAATGACTAAAAAAAACATATCCTTACACTTTATATACCCTTTTCAAGTGGATTTTATTGGTAAAATA